ACGCAGATGCTGATATAATTAAAAGCCAACAAGAAACTACAAATAAATCTATAGAAGAATACAATAAGCAAAATCAAAACGTACAGAAAGCCTTTGACGAAAGAAAGGCAATTCAAAATAGGCATCAAGTAGAAATTAGACAATCACAAACAGATCATTTAAAAGAAGTACAAACAAAATCTAACGATGCTTCTAAGAAAGCAAAAGAAGATGCAGAAGCAGAAGCTAAAAGATTAAAAGAAGAAGCTGCTAAAGAAGTAATTGCGCAGGCAGAAAAATTTAGAAACGAATTAGAAGAAGCAGAAAAGGTAGAACGTGAAGCAAGAAAAGCTAATGCTGATGCTTTATTAACTGAACAACAATTAGCAATTGAAAACGAAAGACTTGCTTATGAAGCTAAATTACAAAACGCAAGAAGCTTTGGGCTTTCAACAGAAGAATTAGAAATACAGCATTTAAATAATATTAACAATATTAATTTAGAAGCACAAGCAAAACAATATGCTACTGACGAAGAAAATAATAAGAAGAAATTAGAACAAGAAAAGGCTTTAGCAGATGGTAAGAAAGCTATTCAAGAACAAACGATCGCAACTGTAGAATCAGGTTTAAATTTACTTAAAAATATATTTGCAGGAAACGAAGATGTGCAAAAGGGAATTATAATCGCTGAAAGTGCAGTAGGTATAGCTAAGATGATTATTGCAAATAACATAGCTAATGTTGCTGCTTTAGCAACTCCACAAGCTATTGCTACTTCGGGAGTTTCTGCTATTCCAGTTATCGCTTTAAATAATATTTCTACAGGTATTGGTATTGCGGCGAATATTGCGGCTACATCGAAAGCTTTATCTTCTTTAGGTGGAGGATCGGCACCAAGTCCTGGATCTGTAGGCGGTGGTGGAGGTGGGGCTGCGGCTTCTACACCACCACAATTTAACGTAGTTGGCGCAAGTTCTACGAATCAATTGGCGCAAACGATAGGTAACCAACAAGGAGCTCCAATACAAGCCTATGTAGTTTCTAACGATGTTACAACCGCTCAAGCATTAAATAGAAATATTATACGAGGTGCAAGTTTATAATAATAACAAAACAAAATTTAATTTATTTAAATAATATGAAGATAATAGAATTAATAATAGACGAAAACGAGCAACTTTCTGGAGTTGATGCAGTTTCAATAGTAGAATTCCCTGCGATAGAATCTAATTTCGTTTCTTTAAATAAACAATTAGCTTTAGCTAAAGTTGACGATGAGAAACGTATTCTAATGGGAGCGGCTTTAATACCTAATAAGCATATTTACAGAAGAAACGATAAAGAAGAATACTATATTTTCTTTTCAGAAGATACTGTGAGAAAAGCAAGCGAATTATTTTTAATAAATTCAAATCAAAACAACGCTACTTTAGAACACGATAAAGAATTAAAAGATTTGAGTATCGTAGAATCTTGGATAGTAGAAGATACTGATATGGATAAATCTAAAAAATATGGTTTGGATGCTCCTGTAGGTTCTTGGGTAGTTTCTATGAAAGTAAATAACGATCTTATTTGGACTGACTTTGTAAAAACAGGTAAAGTTAAAGGATTTTCTATCGAAGGATATTTTGCTGACAAATTAGAAATGAGCTTGCAGAAAGAAAATGAATTAGAACTAATTGAAAAAATTAAATCAATAATAAAAAATGCTGAAATTAATAAATAAAATTATGGGAAATAAAACAAGTTCGCCAAAAGGCGGTAAAAGAGGGTGTCTTTGTAAAGACGGAAAGTATAGTTCAGAATGTTGCCAAGGTGAACTACAAGAACAAGGAATTGGAGCTACAGTAGGACAGCAATCAAGCTCTGTTACAAATGTTGACGGAACAAGAACTATGGTTAGATCTAATGGCTAATTTATAACAATAATAAATAACTTTAATTAATATAAAAAAATAAAATTATGCAAACTGAAAAATTAGTATTTAGTTCTTTATTTAAAAAAGAAGAATTAGCAACACAAAAAATTGAATTAGCCGATTTAGCTTCTTTTCAAAAAGCAGTATCTTCTGCAGAAACAGCTTTAGATAAAGTTGCACCTTCAAAAACAAAAGCAAAAGATGCTTTATTAGCTTATAAATTGGACGCAAAAGCTTCATTTAGTGCATATGATAATGTTTTAATCCAATATGCTGAACTTCAAAAATTAGCAAGACAAATTGGACTTGAATTACCTCCAAACGCTAAAGCTGATTTTGATAGAGCAAAGTATCAATCTGAACTTGCAAAAAAGAGGTTTAACAATGTTGATAAATTAATCGCTGGATTAGCAGACTAATAATAAATAAATAAGTAAATATGAATGTAATTAATGAAATCAAAACGATTTTGGGTATGGAAGTAAAACTTGCTCAAATGAAATTAATGGATGGAGTTACTGTTTTAGAAGCTGATGCTTTCGAAATGGATAACGCTGTTTTTATTGTTAATGGTGAGGAAAGAATTCCTATGCCAGTTGGAGAATACGAATTGGAAGACGGTATGATTTTAGTAGTAGCTGTAGAAGGTGTTATTGCTGAAATTAAAGAACCAGTTGCTGAGGTAGTAGAAGAAGAAGCTCCAGAAGTAGAAGTTGAGGTAGAAGCTCAAGCTGCAGTAGCAACTCCAAAAAGAATTGTAGAATCAGTTTCTAAAGAAATGTTCTTTGCTGAAATTGAAAAATTAAGAACTGAAATTGCTGAATTAAAATCAGTAAAAGAAGTTGTTAAAGAAGAATTAAGTTCAGAAGTTGTTGTTGAGCCATTGACGCACTCTCCTGAAGTTAAAAACGAAGTAAAACTAAATAAATTATCACCTAATCGACAAATGACGACACAAGATATCGTTATGTCAAAACTTTTTAATTAATAAATTATGGCTACTACAACATCAATTACAACTACCTATGCAGGTGAGTTCGCAGGGAAATACGTTTCTGCTGCATTATTATCAGGTTCTACTATTGCAAATGGTGGAATTGAAGTAAAACCAAACGTAAAATTTAAAGAAGTTCTTAAGAAAGTTGCTACTGACGCAATCGTTAAAGATGCTACTTGTGATTTTGACGCTACATCTACAGTTACTTTAACTGAGAAGATTTTACAACCAGAAGAGTTTCAAGTAAACTTACAACTTTGCAAGAAAGATTTTAAATCTGATTGGGAAGCAGTTCAAATGGGATATTCTGCATTTGACAACTTACCTCCAGCTTTCGCTGATTTCTTATTAGCTCACGTTTCTGCTAAAGTTGCTGAAAAAACTGAACAAAACATTTGGAGAGGTGTTACAGCTAACGCAGGTGAATTTAACGGATTCTCAAGATTATTAACTTTAGATGCTGGTTTACCTACTGCTAACGAAGTTGCTGGAACTACAGTTACTGCTGCAAACGTAATCACTGAATTAGGAAAAATCGTTGACGCTATCCCTGCTTCACTTTACGGTAAAGAAGATCTATACATCTACGTTTCTCAAAACATCGCAAGAGCTTACGTTAGAGCTTTAGGAGGATTCGGAGCTTCAGGTTTAGGAGCTAATGGTACTAACACAATGGGAACTCAATGGTTTAACAATGGTTCACTTTCTTTTGATGGTGTTAAAATCTTTGTTGCAAACGGTTTAGCTTCTAATATCGCTATCGCTACTCAAAAATCTAACTTATTCTTTGGAACTGGTTTATTATCAGACCACAACGAAGTTAAAGTTATTGATATGGCTGACATTGACGGATCAGAAAATGTAAGAGTAGTTATGAGATTTACTGCAGGAGTTCAATACGCTAATGTAGAAGACATCGTGACTTACGGAATCACAAACGCTGCTAACTAATACTAACTTAGTATAATTAAATAAGGGGAGGTAAAATGCCTTCCCTTTTTTATTAACTTTTAAAAAATAAAACTATGCCTTGCGATATATCATTAGGAAGAGCCGAACAGTGTAAAAACTCTATAGGCGGATTAAGAGCTGCATACTTCATTAATTGGGGTGATGCTACAACGGTAACGTATTCTGCAACTGCAGGACAAGAGGATGTAATCACTGCTTTAGGTGGTACTCCAACAGGATACAAATATGAATTAAAAGGGACTTCAACATTTGAACAAACTGTTACTTCATCAAGAGAAAATGGAACTACATTTGTAGATCAAAAATTAACCTTATCAATGAATAAATTAACTGCAGCAGACCACAAGCAGTTGAAATTATTAGCTTATGGTAGACCACAAGTTATCGTAGAGGATAACAACGGTAACTTCTTTTTAGCTGGTTTGACTAAAGGAATGGATTTAGTTACTGCAACTATTTCAAGTGGTGCAGCTATGGCTGATAAAAGTGGATATTCTATGGAATTCCAAGGAATGGAACCTACGCCTGCAAACTTTGTAACAGGTCCATTATTAAGCGGTATTTTAACTACTATCGTTGAAGGTACTGTAGCATAATATTATTGTTTGTTTTTTTTAAAAGGGGTGCTATTTATTTAGCATCCTTTTTTGTTTTAAAACAATTTTGAATATAAATTATTAATATATAAAAATAGTTTATGATAATTTTAAGAAAACAAAATACAGCACAAAGCTTAACATTTATACCAAGAGTAATGAGTGCAAATACTATTGTTTTAAGAAACGAAACTACAAGTGAAGAGACTACTATAACAGCTACATTTAGTTTGTCAAGTTATTATCTAACTACTTCTACTATTTTTGATTTAGATGAAAATACATTTTATAATTTAACTATTAAAAATGGAGCAAATATAGTTTACAAAGATATTATCTTTTGCACAAATCAACCAAACGATACATATACAGTAAACCAAAATCAATACGTGGCGAACGTTACAAACAACGAATTTAAAATTTATGAGTAATATATCAATAGTAAATTTAAGTGCTTATACAAGCCCTGTAATACAAGAAAACAAGAAGAATAGTTATATTGAATACGGAAGTGATAATAATTACTTTCAATATTTAATAGATCGTTATTTATATTCTGCTACAAATGGCGCTATTATTACTGGTGTTGCAAATATGATTTACGGTAAAGGTTTAGATGCTTTAGATTCTAACAAAAAGCCTAATGAATATGCACAAATGAAATCTATTATTAAAGATTCAGATTTGCGTAAAATAGCTTTAGAACGTAAACTATTAGGAATGGCTGCTATGCAAGTAGTAAAAGAAAAGAATTTAGTTAAACAAGTTCTACACTTTCCTATGCAAACATTACGTGCTGAAAAATGCAACGATAAAGGACAAATAGAAGCGTGGTATTACCATTATGATTGGACTAAAAAGAAAACAAGTGAAGATGCAAAACGTATTCCTGCTTTTGGTTTTGGTAATGGTAATGAAGTAGAAATATATGTAATACAACCTTATGTAAGTGGATTTGATTATTATTCACCAATAGATTATTCAGGTTCTTTACCTTATGCTTTATTAGAAGAAAATATTGCTGATTATCAAATCAACGATGTACAAAACGGATTTAGCGGTACGAAAGTAATTAACTTTAATAATGGTATTCCTTCAGAGGAGATGCGCGATAAAATGAAGCGTGACGTTATGGGTAAATTAACAGGAGCAAGAGGCGAAAAGGTTATTATAGCTTTTAATGCTAATGCAGAATCTAAAACTACTGTAGAAGATCTGCCATTAAACGATGCTCCAGCTCATTACGAATATTTATCTAAAGAATGTTTTGATAAATTAATCGTTGGACATAGAGTTACTTCACCAATGTTGTTAGGAATTAGAACAGGTGATGGTGGACTTGGTAATAACGCTGACGAAATTAAGACTGCTACTTTATTATTTGATAATATCGTTATTAAACCATATCAACTCGAAATAATCGATGCTATTGACGAAATATTAGCAGTTAATAGTATATCATTAAAATTATATTTTAAGACTATACAACCGCTTGAATTCATCGATACAGCTGGTTTAGATTCTCAAACAAAAGAAGAAGAAACTGGAGTTAAAATGTGTTCGCATAATTTAGCAAGCGAAACTATTGCAGATTCTTTAATCGATAAAGGCGAAGAATTAAGCGATGAATGGTTTTTAATTGATGAAACTGAAGTTGATTACGATACAGAAGAAGAATTAGATTTAGAAATAAACACTCTAAATAATAAAAAGAAAAGTACTTTATCTAAAATGTGGAAATTTATAACCTCTACAGGTACTGCAAGACCTAATATCAAAGATAAAGAACAAGATAAAGTTATTGACGGAGTTCAATTTATTACAAGATATGTTTATAGTGGCGATCTAACTGGCGAAAGAGAATTTTGCAAGAAAATGTTACGTGCTGGTAAAGTATATCGTAAAGAAGATATTATGGCTATGGAATCGCAAGTAGTAAATTCTGGATATGGTAAAGGTGGATCAGATACATATTCTATTTGGCTTTACAAAGGCGGACCAAGATGCAATCATAAATGGCTGAGAAGAACATATGCTAACTTCGATGGTATTAAAATAGATCCTACGAATCCAAACGCAAAAGCTATTAGTTCTGCTACAGCTGAAAAATACGGATATAGAATAAGAAATGACAAAGAAGTTTCTATGAAGCCAAGTGATATGCCTACGAAAGGTTACACACAAGAGTATTGGGATAAAATGGGATATACAAATTAATAAGAAATGGCAAAAGCACTCTTTATAACAACAAACGATTTAGTTAAACATACTATTATAAATGGTAATGTAGACCCTGATAGCTATACACAATATATCTTTCAAGCTCAACAAGTACATATACAGAACTATTTAGGAACTAAATTATACAATAAGATTAACGATGGTATTGTAGCAGGTAATTTAGCAAGTCCATATACAACGCTTTTAAGCGATTATATTAAAATGATGGTAATACATTGGACTATGGTAGAATATTTGCCTTATGCGTCTATTAAAATAAGCGAGAAAGGTGTATTTAAACATAATTCTGAAAACAGTACTGTAGTTGATAAAACAGAAATAGATTTTTTAATTGAAAAAGCACGTGATACTGCACAAAGTTATACTAATAGATTTATAGATTATATGACTTTTAATCAATCTTCTTTTCCTGAATATAATTTGAATTCAAATGCAGATATGTATCCCGATAAAGACGCAAATTTCACAGGATGGGTGCTATAAAAGAAACATATAAACCAAAAGAAACTAATGTTAAAAAATTAGAAATCTTTTTAAATAAATTAGAAAAGCAAAATGGCAAATAATATAGGTTGGGGTCAAGGTGCAAATAACAACACAATTGGATGGGGTCAAGGTGCTGCAAACAATTCTATTAATTGGGGTTATTCTCACTATGTAAGCTATTCAGGTGAAACTG